TCGGAAGCGCCACGGCTGACAAGATGTTGGCCGTGGCGAAATAACAAATCAAAGGTGATGGCGAATGAACCAGCAAGCAAGCTACACCATCGGGCAGGTGGTGCCGTATCACAAGCCGCGCGGCGTCGTCTCTGACAGCCAATGCGCGCCACGCTGGAACGCGCTAAGGGTTCCGCCGGGGCAAGAGGCCGCAAAGACAGCTATGTTGCGCAGCGCGGGAGTTTTCGCCATGTTCCCCAAGGAAGAGCGGACGCGGTTCAAGAACGGCAAGAAGATCGTCACGGAACACGCCACAGTCACGCAACTGATCTATGCGCGCTTTACCCATGAGCCACAATGGGACGTGATGAAGGATCGCCGCATCATCACCGGCGTGATCTGCCACAACGCCCGCCCGGTCAACATTCACCCGGATATCATCCGCCAGGTGCAGGGCCTGCCAACGGAAGCCGAACGGATCGCAGAAGCAAAGCGGCAAATGCAGGAAGCGCTGTATCGCGTCGAACCGGGCGACAAGGCGCAATTCTGCGAAGGCCTTCTCGCAGATGCCGGTCTGGTGGTCGAGATATCCGCCGTGGAGGGCAAGCGCATCTGGTGGATGCCGGTAGGCGGCGGGATCAAGGGTGAGGCCAGCTATGGAAGTCTCAGGAGGGTTGAGAAATGATTAAGGCATTAGATATAGGTGAAGATGGCGCGCATGTGAGTGCAGATGGTTTTGCAAAACTCAAATTGCGCGATGATCTTGTCGCGTTGTCAGGGTCGTATTCAGTAGAATTTCACGATGGCGATGCAATTGAGTGTGGGGGAGTTTTTGGTTTTTTGAGCCAAGATGCGGTTGATGTTCTTTGCAATACCATATTGATGCAGTTGGAAGTGCCTTTGCACAGCGGAGGTATGCTTTGCCTTGACGTGATCATCCAAAGCTTTCATCTCGATGGAGTGCAGCCTTGTGGTGGCTTGCTGTCTGTTTATATGGTTTTGGCTCAGAGCGGGGAAGTCAAAATAGTAGCTGCACGGTAGTGGGTCACTTTGAAATTTTCGGGTTTCAAAATACGAAAGCCCCGCCTGAGCGGGGCTTAAGGACTATTGACAATATCTAGGCTGACCTGAACTTGTCATCGTTCCGTGGCCAACCTGCCTAGTAATCTAGGTCTTAAAGCCCGATAGACGGGATACGTGATCTAGATAGTACGCACTGCGAACTGCATCAAGTAACAAGTTATTACCGCTAACCGCTTTGCAGTCCCAACCCGTGCAGCACGCCAACTCTAACAGCTTGCAAATCTTCACTGTTTGCTTGAGGCGTGGCCCACTTCCTGCGTCCAATCTTGAATCCTTCTAGCCTGTGCAAACCGATGTTCATGACCATGTCGCACTTTGCCCAACATGGCATGTCATCCAATTCATCAGGGTGATAGTTTTTCGAGAGACGAACCACGTATGGCTCACCGTGCGTAGGAGCGGTTAGGCTGATCGGGACTATGGCTACAATTTTGGAACGGTGGGGAAGACGCGGAGAAATCACCATGATCGGCCTGACCTTGACCATCTCGGGAACCTCAAACCCTCTGAAATTACAAACGAGAACCTGACCCGCGCGGGGGTGAAAATTTAATGGCAATTACTTTGTCCGCTTCTTATATGGCCCACGTTTCTTAGGCGCAGGTTCGTTCGCATCAACCAGTGCCACGATGTCATCAATATCCCAAAGGCGATCCGTGAGGCCAGCGGCCACTGCCGGGGTGACACGAAGGGTCTGATGCACCTTGGCGAAGTTGTAGTGCATAAAGTGCAGCGCAACCGCATAGGCGTGGTTTTCGGCCTTCTTGCTGAAAGCATTGGTCAGGCGAGTGAAGCGGCGCATCCCCATGCGCATTGTCAGGTTTTGACGCTCAACATGGGACGTGCTGACCGCTTCCATGTCAGGCTTTCCGAAAATTGCTTCCTTCTTGGTGCCGGTGCATTCGGCAGGCGAATACTTGCGCTCATGACCCTTGGTGCCGGTCGGATCGCCGTATTGCTTGATCAGCATGGCGTAATCAATGTCACCGCCGAAAGCATCTGCAACAGCCTTGAGGTATGCGCCGTGACCGTCCGTGGTCAGGTGAATGCGGCCAGACACGCGCGACGCCAGATCGAACATGAACTCGCGCGCCGTGCGCTGCGAACGGTCGCCAACCGTGTACGACAGGATCATCTTGCTATCGCGGTCCAGAGCGGTCCATGTCCAGATATCGCCAGCCTCGGAAGGTGCTGCCTTAGCCTTCTCGACCTTCTTTTCCTTGGCGTAACAGAACGCCCAGATTTCATCGGCCTGAACGTGCGTTGCCACAACCCCGCGCACGGCTTCATCATGATAGGCGGCGCAAGCTTTCCCAGCGTCGATCAGCAGCTTGTTGACCGTGTTTTTACTTACATCAGCGATACGCGACGTGGCGCGAATGCTGCTGCCTTCGACAAGCAGGCGAAGAATCAGTGCGCGGGTTTTGGAGTCAAGCTTTCTCATAAGCTCAACCTAATTTCAAAGTGACCGATAGTCAAGCACGCGGGTGCTAATTTATCTGGTTCTTTCCTCGATTTCTGTTGGAAAGTTTGAACTGTACGCTTCAAAAAATATCCGTTTGAACCGCATCTGTTCATCTGGAATGCGCCAGTTGAAAATTGCGTCAGAGTAATCATTAAGTAGGGATATATGCTCCTTCAACTCCGGTTCGCGACTTGGGGCAACCGCATAAACGCAGTAAGCCTTGGCGGAATTTGTAATGCGCCTAGCTTTGTCCATCGTGATTGCTTTACTCGCAGATGTCCCGATATGTGGATTTGCGGCTGCCAAACTCAAAGTCGTCGCAAAGTGTAGCGATCCGTTTTTCAGCGCAAAATCTGCAACCAAGTTTGCATCTGGATCGACCACATAATTTCTTACCACTTTTCCGCTTTCTAACGGCTCACCTTGAGATGAAAGAATGTCTGCGGACCTAAAACTGTTAGCCACTTCCGTGGCCAGGCTGGTTTCACGAGCCTTTCGCACAGTTTTTGGTCGTGCAACCAATGCCTCTACAATTTGGGTAACTTGTGCCTCGTAAGCTTCGGTTCCATTGGCCTCGAACCACCCGGTAGAGGTTAAGCCAAGCTGCCTATCTAAGCCTTTGAGAAGCATCGCAACTCCATCTAGATCACCTTCATCTACATAAAAGTCATGCAATGCATCAGAAAAAAGCTGAATGTGAGCGTCCCAGTTCTTGGAGGCTATGGTCGTTGCTTTTCTTGTATCAACAACCCGGACATCCAAAGACGAACCGTTCTCAATGGCAATCCCTACATTTACGCGCTCGCCGCGCCGAAGGTCAGGTTCAGCCCGGATGATGGAGTACTTAAATGTATTCGCCAATGCTCAAGCCCTCCTCAATCCGGTCTAGTCGCCGCATCCGGTGCGGACTCCGCCAGTATAATAGTATATCATCGCGCTCCATGTCACTCAACCAATCATTGGCCTGATAGTTAAGAATTTGCTCGACATAGCATTCCGGCACATCCCTTAAGTTATTCAAAACTAAACGAAATTCTTTGCCATCCAGAAGACCTCCAAGGTAGCGGTTAAGCCAGATGAAGTTCTTCACCGTCACTACTGACCGAGGTATCGGGGCCTGCGTCAACGGCCAACCTGACGCGAGCCACGCTCTTGAATGATCAAACGCCAGCATCGACCATCCTGTGGCTTGCTCCCGAACAATGTAGTTCGAAGCGTGGCGATCAAGGTTGTTCACGAAAAGGTCAAAGGCTAGTACGCGACTGAGAACCGGCGCTATGCGGTCCTTGTCAATTGCACCGTTTTTGACGCGCAACCACCAGTCGCTTGGGTTGTGGCCAGTCTCCCACCTGGAACCGAAAGCCGAACCACCATTCACTTCGACTAATCGACAGTCAGGTGACGCAATACCAACACGGTCGCCCAAGTGCTTGCAAAACCACTCAGAGTGCTGAACGTACGCCCCGGACGAATGATCTTTAACAGCGTAATCGCTACCATCATCACAATGGCAGATTAGTGCGCAGTCGGCAGTTCCAAGGTTTGAGGGGTCAGCTCGGCGCGCCCTCACTGGCAATTGGTGCATCAAGAATCATCTACTTTTCCTCTGATGACCATCGCCTATCAGCCGCCTTTTTTGCAATACTGGAGCGTATTTTGGGTTCTAGGCTTTCAGCGCGAGCCTTCCCCCCTTTTTGACCACCCTTGCGTTGCCCACTCGTGTCTGACTCATACTCCGGATCTTTCCCCGTCGCCGTGTCCACAATGAACTTGGCAAGCTGGTTCGCGTCTCTGGGTCTTTTTTGCTTCTCGTTCATGATGGTTCCGATAGCAGCGTGTACGAATACATGACGCCGCCGTTCCAACGGTTCAATTCATGCCCGCACCGACAAACGAAATTGTCCTTGTCGCGCATCGGCAACTTTGTCTCTTTCTCTTCATAGATGCGCCCGCACGTGCAGGTGACTTCTCTTGTGTATGTTTCCCAAGTCATGCCCCTAAGATAAGCACTGCCAGCGCTGGGCGCAAATGGAACCTCGCGCGAGCGTGATCCTCTAGATTTCAAACTGACCCACTACCAGCTGCACCCTAGCACTTGCGCGGCATACAAAATCTGGTATCATGCGCCATAGGGTGAGGGACAGCCGACACAATAGCGGAGCGCCCCGTAATTCCCAAGCCACGCGCCCCCGGTAACGGAACTGAGGACAGGGCGCGTCGAATGCTATCCACACAACAGCACAGGAACGCCAGAGGGCGTTAAGCGTCATGGCAGTTTATGCGGGCAGGGATTTCAAAATTAAGGAAGTTGACGGGCAGCTTTGCTTGGTAAACCACACGGGGCAGAAGGTGTTTGCGCTTGCCGAAACCGACGCTCGTATTGATATGGGTGAGGACGGACCGGCAAAGATCACGGCAACGTTCTTTATCATGGTGGAGTGATTATGCCAGCAGGACGGCCAAGCGATTACACGCAAGAAATCGCAGACAGAATTTGCCAGCAATTGGCAAGTGGCATGTCTTTGCGTGAGGTTTGCAGGTCGGATGACATGCCAGCGGAAAGTACTGTTAGGCTTTGGGCGCTTGAAGATAGGGATGGATTTTCTGCGCAATACACGCGGGCCAGAGAAATCGGGTATCACTCTATGGCCGATGAATTGCTTGAGATCGCAGACGACGCCGCGAACGATTGGATGGAACGCAACGGCGATGACAACGAGGGCTGGCAGCTGAACGGGGAACACGTCCAAAGGTCGCGCATTCGACTTGATACGCGAAAATGGCTTCTCAGCAAAGCATTGCCCAAAGTGTATGGCGATAAGCTGGACCACACGTCCAGTGACGGCAGCATGACGCCGAAAGACAGCGGGGCCGCAATCCTTGAGGCGCTTAACCGGAAACATGCTGACACCTGATGAGATTGCCACCTTACGGACTGACCTTCTGGCATTCACATGCCATATGCACCAAGCGCGCAAGGGATCGGCTTTCAAGCGTAATCGCCACCAAGACGAGATCGCCACGGCGCTGGAACGGGTCGTCATAGGCAAAACAAAGCGGCTGATTATCAACGTTCCGCCCCGATCCGGGAAAACGGAACTGGCGGTCAAGAACTTCATAGCATGGTGCATGGGCAACTTCCCGGATTGTGAGTTCATCCACGCCAGCTATTCAAAGCGGCTTGCGACAACAAACACATGGGAAACGCGGGCCATCATGCAGCACGAGGCTTTCGCGGAAATCTTTGGCCCGGTGCAGTTTCGCCAGGATAGCAACGCCAAGGACGAATTCAGGACCGCAACGGGCGGAATTGTTTATTCTACGGGGGCAGACGGAACGATCACCGGCTACGGGGCCGGTAAAATGCGGGACACGTTCGGCGGCGCTATCGTGATTGACGATCCGCATAAGGCGGGTGAGGCGACAAGCGACACGATGCGCGAGAATGTGATTGACTGGTTTTCCACCACCATGGAAAGCCGGTTGAACACGCGGGACACGCCGATCATTGTCATTATGCAGCGGCTGCATGAGCGCGACCTAAGCGGGTGGCTTCTGGACGGCGGCAACGGCGAAGAATGGGAACACCTGAATATCCCTGCGGTTGACGCTGACGACCTATCGTTCTGGCCTGGCCAATTCAGCCGGGATGATCTGCGCCGGATGGAAGCGGCCAACGCCTATGTCTATGCAGGCCAATACATGCAACGCCCTGCCCCTATTGGCGGCGGGCTG